TACGACATGAAGGGCAACCACAGGAGTGGTAAGAGTTTCTTCAAGGATGACCTATTCTTGGTTGACCACGACCAGTTTTTCTTATACAATGATGGCGTTGAGTGGAAGTGTCCAGGCAAGTATTGTTTCATAGAGCCCGTAGGTCCTGAGCACTCTTGGCTATTTAATCCGCTTTCACATCAACCGCTTATTGGCAAGATTAAGTATATTAATAGGGAACTCGTTGAGCTGGGCCTTAGTGTTGGGGACAGAATATCTTTTGAGCCTGATAGCGAATATGAGTTTAAGATAGATGGTGAGGACCTATATAGGATGTTTACCGAGAATATTACGATTCAGTGGAAAAAGTAGAGAAGTGGCTTCAATGCGGATGCAAGTTGAAAAGAATAAAAGGAAAGTACAGATGGCAGAGATGTCCTGACGCAATATGGATTTATGAGCAATACGAAAAAACAGGAGACTGGAGTTGGCAAGACAAGTACAATGAACACTTCAGAGATAAAGAAAAAGATTATTGATGCGGGCTACAAGGCTGTACAGCAACTCATCAAGGTGGCTGAAGAGAATATCATTAAGCCAGACCCTGATGACGAGCTTGCTGCTGACAGACTAAAGAATGCTGCTGCGTCAAAGAAGCTAGCCATATTCGACGCGTTCGAGATACTATCAAGAATCGAGGCGGAGAAGGAAGCACTTAACGAGGTTAAAAGTTCAACTAGAGGATTTGCTGAACGAAGGTCAAAATAGTTTATATCGAGTAGTTGACTCAGGCATCCCCAAGCAAGTCATAAGACAAAAGAATAAGGGGAAGAGCTGGAAGTATGGCTACGACGAAAAGTATGATATCATAATCATTTCTCGTGACGGCACGTTGGGGGAGGTGTATAATATCAATGGCCTTATTATAGGCCTTCCTGAGCAACCCAAGAATGTTTACTCTAGGAGCAAAAAGAAAGACGAGCAGTATTGGGAACGCAAGGAATATCCTAGGCAACTGCATAGAATAAAGTCAATCTTCCAATGGAATGAGATGCTGTCCGACTTCAAGTCAATGTGGGTTGACTATATCGAGCAGGAGTTCGACAATCGGGAGAATGGTTTTTGGTATATGAACCATGGTGAACCAACTTATCTTACCGGTTCTCATTACATGTACTTGCAGTGGACTAAGATTGACGTTGGGTATCCTGACTTCAGGGAAGCCAATAGAATATTCTTCATATACTGGGAGGCCTGCAAGGCGGATAAGAGATGCTTTGGTATGTGCTACCTAAAGATTAGACGTTCAGGGTTTTCATTTATGGGTGCTTCGGAGTCTGTAAATGTAGGAACGTTAGCCAAAGACTCTAGGCTTGGGGTGTTGTCAAAGACAGGGGGTGATGCTAAGAAACTATTTGTAGATAAGATTGTACCGATAGCCAACAACTATCCATTTTTCTTCAAGCCAATACAGGACGGTATGGATAAGCCGAAGACTGAGTTAGCGTTCCGTGTTCCAGCTTCTAAGATTACAAAGAAGAATATGCACGAGGTTATGGACGATGATATGGATGGCCTTGACACCACAATTGATTGGAAGAACACAGCCGACAATAGTTACGATGGTGAAAAACTTAAACTATTGATACACGACGAGAGTGGTAAGTGGGACAAGCCTGAGAACATTCTAAACAATTGGCGTGTAACTAAGACTTGCTTAAGGCTAGGGAGTCGTGTCGTTGGCAAGTGTATGATGGGGTCTACGTGTAACGCACTGAACAAGGGTGGTGATAATTTCAAGAAACTATACATGAACTCTGATCCTGCCAATAGGAATCCTAATGGCCAAACCAAGAGTGGCTTATATTCTTTGTTCGTTCCTATGGAATGGAACTTCGAGGGGTATATAAACAAGTTTGGGTGGCCTGTGTTTGATGATCCTGTCGTTGAACTAGAGGGAGTAGATGGCGAGATGATATCTACAGGGGCTATCACATATTGGGATAACGAAGTGAAGTCTTTGAAGTCTGATGGCAATGCGTTGAATGAGTTTTACCGTCAGTTCCCAAGAACAGAGTCGCACGCCTTTAGAGATGAGAGTAAGTCATCCATATTTAATCTTACCAAGATATATCAGCAGATAGACTATAACGATTCTGTAATAAAAGAGCATTTCGTTACAAGGGGTAAGTTTTATTGGAAAGATGGTCCTGATAGCAAAGTGGTTTGGAGCCCCGATAATAATGGCAGGTTTTTACTGTCTTGGATTCCTCCAGCTCATTTGCAGAATAATGTAATTATAAGGAGCGGAAGGAGATATCCTGGCAACGAGCATATGGGATCTTTTGGATGCGACCCTTATGATATATCAGGAACTGTTGGCGGTGGAGCATCTAATGGTGCGCTTCATGGGCTCACCAAGTTTCATATGGACGAGGGCCCTTCTAATGAGTTCTTCTTAGAGTACATTGCTAGGCCACAAACAGCAGAGATGTTTTTTGAAGATGTATTAATGGCCTGCGTGTTTTATGGAATGCCGATACTTGCAGAGAACAATAAGGCTAGGCTACTATATCACTTTAAGAACAGAGGATACAGATCATTCTCCATGAACAGGCCCGACAAGGCCTCTAACAAGCTCTCTAAGACCGAAAGGGAGATAGGGGGCATACCCAACTCATCTGAGGATGTAAAGCAGGCTCACGCATCTGCCATAGAGTCTTATATTGAAAAATATGTTGGGCTTGATATGACAGGAGAGTTTAGAGAGATGGGGGACATAGGTTCAATGCCTTTTGTGAAAACTCTAGAGGATTGGGCAAAGTTTGATGTAAACAACAGGACAAAGTATGATGCGTCAATTAGTTCAGGGCTAGCTATTATGGCCAATCAAAAACACCTCTATAAGCCTGAAGTAAAACAATCAAAAATAAAGATTAACTTTGCAAGGTATAATAACAAGGGTAGTAATAGCCAATTATTAAGATAGATGCAGAAAGTTAATGTAGATATACCATCGGCCTATTTCCCCGACCAGTTTGTTTCTGATGAAAAGAAAGCAACTCCTGAGTTCGGTTTAAGGATTGGGCAATCAATACAATACGAATGGTTTAGAAAAGATGGTAATCGGGGTAGATACTATGATAGGTATCGAAAGTTTCACAAAATGAGATTGTACGCTCGTGGAGAGCAGTCGATATCTAAGTACAAAAAAGAGATTGCCGTTGATGGCGACCTTAGCTATTTAAATCTAGACTGGACACCCGTTCCTATTATACCTAAGTTTGTTGACATTGTTGTCAATGGAATGACAGATAGGATTTTTGATGTAAAGGTAAAGGCACAGGATCCAACATCTATATATAAAAGAAACACATATCAAGACAGACTGAAGTCAGAGATGTTAGCTAGACCCATATTAGACAATATGGCTGAAAAGTTTAACATTAATCCATATTCATTTAGCAAGGATGAACTTCCAGAAAATGATGAGGAGTTAGATTTAATTATGCAGTTAAAGTATAAGCCATCTATTGAGGTTGCTGCCGAAACTGCTATATCTACTATACTAGAAGATAATTTCTACGAGGATTTAAAGAAAAGAATAAACTACGACATTGCTGTCTTGGGAATGGGTGTTGCGAAGCATGAGTTTAATGAAGGATCTGGTGTCGAGGTAAAGTATGTTGACCCTGCCGACGTTATACATAGTTATACCGAGGATCCTTACTTTAAAGATTGTTTCTATTGGGGAGAGGTTAAAACTGTTCCAGTAAATGAGTTACGTAAAATAGACCCATCCTTAACTAACGAAGACTTATCTGAGATATCAGAATATAGTTATGGCTTTTATGATTACAACAATGAGCCTAGCACTTATGGAGATGATACTTTTAGAAAAGACACTGCAACCCTTCTTTACTTTAACTACAAAACAACAAACACGTTTAAGTACAAAAAGAAAGTAGGGGAGAACGGTTCTGTCAGAATGATTGAAAAACCATCTGATTTTAATCCTCCAAAGGATATGATTGAGGATGGCAAGTTTGAGGTTGTAGAGAAAACTATTGATGTTTGGTACGAGGGCGTTATGGTGATGGGAACAAACATTATCCTTAAGTGGAATCTTATGGAGAATATGGTTAGGCCTAAATCTTCGTCCCAACACGCAATGCCAAACTATGTGGCTGTTGCACCTAGAGTTTATAAGGGGAATGTAGAGTCTTTAGTAAGAAGAATGATTCCTTTTGCTGACCTTATTCAGATTACACATCTTAAGTTGCAGCAGGTTATGAACCGCATGACTCCAGATGGGGTGTTTATTGATGCCGATGGCCTTAACGAGGTTGACTTAGGCACAGGTGCGGCATACAATCCTGAAGATGCACTTAGACTTTACTTTCAAACAGGTTCTGTTGTTGGTCGCTCATTTACACAAGATGGAGACTTCAATAACGCTAGAGTTCCTATTCAGCCAATCAATGGTCATTCGGGAGGTCAAAAAATGTCTGCCCTAATAAATAATTACAATCATTACTTAAGAATGATTAGAGATGTGACCGGGCTGAATGAGGCTAGGGACGGATCTACTCCTGATTCAAATGCCTTGGTGGGTGTTCAGAAGTTAGCCGCAGCAAATTCCAATACTGCAACACGACACATTCTTGATGCATCTCATTTTGTAACAAAAGAACTTGCGCAGGCAATATCTATTAGACTATCTGACGCAATGGAATACATGGAGCACGCTGAAGAGTTAGCCATGCAGATTGGAAGACATAAGTCTGAAATAATAAAAGATATAGAAGACTATTATATGTATGACTTTGGCATTTTCGTTGATGTCGCTCCAGATGAAGAAGATAAGGCCAAGCTAGAACAGAACATTCAAATAGCTATTCAAAAGGGTGACATTGGACTTGACGATGCGATTGATATAAGAGAGGTGAAAAGCACTAAAATTGCTAATCAGCTCTTAAAGGTCAAGAAGAATAAAAAACTTCAGAAAGACCAACAGAACATTCAAAAGCAGCAGCAGTTTAAGTCTCAAATGGAAATGCAGAAACAACAGGCTGCTATGCAAATGGAAATGCAAAAACAACAAATTGAATCTCAAATGGCTGCCAGGGAAATGCAATTCAAGGCTCAAATAGACATGGAGAAGTCGATGCGTGAAGCAGAGATACGATCTATGTTAATGGCAAAGCAATTTGAGTTTGATTATCAGTTAGCTGAACTTAAGGAATCTAAACTTGAGAACAGAGATAAAATGAAAGAGACTGGTAAAGAAGCTAGAATAAGTAAGCAGAACACTCAGCAGTCAAAACTTATTAATCAAAGAAAAAACAATCTTCCTCCAATGAATTTTGAAGAGGATAAAAAAGAAATGAAACTAAACTTTCCGAATATGATAGAAAATTTCAATATGGAAGAAAGTAGTAATTTTGAGTAAAATTTAATTTATGGAAATCAAAGTAAGAGACCTTGGCTCTGAGGAGTCAAAGTCAACTCAACAGATTGAGCAGGAGCTATTAGATAAGCATGAGCAATCTTTGAATGAAGAAAAACCGGTTGAAGAAACTGTTGAAGTTGTAAAAGAAGAGGTGGAGGTTCAACAAGAAGAGCAACCAAAAGAAGAAAAGTCACTTAGTGACGAAGATGTTCTTTCATATATATCTGAAAGATATGGCAAAAAAATAGACTCTTTTGATGAGTTGGTGTCTGAAAGAAGTGAATCGCCAGATTTACCTGAGGATGTTGCGGCATACTATAAGTACAAGCAGGAGACAGGTAGAGGAATGGATGATTTTGTTAGATTAAACAAATCTTCTGATGATATGGATGATGATGATTTATTATTCAACTACTACTCAGAGACAGAGGAAGGTCTTGATCGCTCGGACATTGAAGACATGATGTATGATAAATTTCATACAGATGAGGATTCTATGGAAGAAAGAGAGATTAAGTCTAAAAAAATAGAAAGAAAAAAGGAACTCGCTAAAGCCAAAAAACACTTTAATTCTCAAAGGGAAAAATACAAAGCACCGCTTGAGTCAAGCGCATCTTTGTCTGATGAGGATAAAAAAGCTTTAGAGGATTATAGAGAGTATCTTAATAGTGCCAAAAACGAGAAACAGGAAGCGGAAAGGCGAGCCGAGTGGTTCAGCAAGAAAACTTCTGAGGTTTTCGGTGATGATTTCAAAGGTTTTGATTTCAGCATTGATGAAAAGGCCTACACGTTTTCTCCAGGTAGCGCAAAGGATTTGCAAAAGGCTCAGTCTGATGTATACAACTTCATTGGTAAGTTTATAGGTGATGATGGGTTAATTAAAGATTCTGCGGGTTATCACAGAGCACTATCAGTAGCTATGAATCCTGATAAATTCGCTAAGTTCTTTTATGAGCAAGGGCGATCCGAGGCTATAGAAGGTGACGCAAAGCGTGCGAAAAACATCAAAATGGATGTTCGTCAAACGCCAAAGGTAACTTCTGACGGAGGATTCAAAGTTCGTGCTGTAGACTCGGGTCGAAGCAGGGGCTTAACGATAAAAAGTATTAACAAAAAAACGTAAAACGTAAAAAATGGCTGGATCATTACAAGCGGGGTCTGTCGCATTAACCCCCCACGGTAGTAAGGCAACATTGCCTACTAACTATATAAGCGACTTCAAGTTCTTAGATCAGTATCTACCTGATACTTATGAAAAAGAATTTGAGCGATATGGAAACAGAAGCATTGCTTCTTTTATGAGAATGGTAGGTGCTGAGATGCCAACTAACTCTGACCTTATCAAATGGGCAGAGCAGGGTCGTCTCCACGTTAAACTAGAGGGTGCTGCAATTGCAATCACAGGTTCTGGTACTTCTGCTAGAATCACGATTACTCCTGCTGGCTCTCCAACGGATGTGCCAATTAGAGTTGGTCAAACTCTTGTTATTTCAGACGAAGCTGCGGGCTCTACAAAAACAACTAAAGTTATTGTTGAGAGCATCGCAACAGGACCTTCTGTTTTAACAACTGCTGCATATGTGGCTACTGCTAGCATTCCTTTTGCTGGAGGTGAAACTGCAACTGTATTTGTTTATGGTTCTGAGTTCCGTAAAGGAACTAGTGGAATGGTAGGCTCTATCGAGGCTGAAGACAACATCTTCGAAAACAAGCCAATCATTCTAAAGGACAAGTACACGGTAGCTGGTTCTGATATGGCTCAAATCGGATGGGTAGAAGTTACAACTGAGAATGGTGCTACAGGATACCTATGGTATCTAAAATCAGAGCATGAGACTAGACTTCGTTTCGAAGACTACATCGAGACTGCTATGGTTGAGGCTGTTCCTGTTGAAACTGGTTCAGGTGCTTCTGCTTCGGGTCTTTTAAATACTAGTGCTTATCCTGCTGGTTCTTCATTAGCACAAACAGGTGGTTCTGAAGGATTATTCCACGCAGTAGAGAATAGAGGAAACGTTTGGAGCGGTGGTAACCCAACTACCCTTTCTGACTTTGACTCTATCATTCAGGTTCTTGACAAGCAAGGTGCTATCGAAGAAAACGTATTGTTCTTAAACAGACAGTTCTCTTTCGACATCGATGATATGCTTGCTGCTCAGAACTCTTATGGTGTAGGTGGTACTTCTTACGGTCTTTTCGACAACGACGAAGAGATGGCATTGAACCTCGGATTCACAGGATTCCGTAGAGGATATGACTTCTACAAGTCTGATTGGAAATACCTCAACGATGCCACTATGAGAGGAGGCGTAAAAGCTGGAAACATCAACGGTATTCTTGTACCTGCTGGTTCTACAACTGTTTACGACCAAATTCTTGGCAAAAACGCTCAACGTCCGTTCTTACACGTAAGATATCGTGCGTCTGAGTCTGAGGACAGAAGATATAAAACTTGGATGACTGGTTCTGCCGGTGATGTAAGAACTTCTGATCTTGATGCAATGGAGGTTCACTTCTTATCAGAGCGTGCGCTTTGTGTTATGGGAGCGAACAACTTCGTTATCTTTAAGAACTAATATTTCTTAACTAATGGGGGAGGCAACTCCCCCTTTTTTAAATTCTAATCAAATGAAAGATAAAATATACGTGCTGACGCAAGATAGAGCACCACTAAACTTCTTGTTGGCTTCAAGACACACACACCGAAGCCCTTTGTTACATTTTGACGGAACAACAAACAGAGCCCTTAGATACGCTCGCAACCAAAAAAGCCCATTCGAAGATGAGCAAGATGGCAACGCCATTTTAGAACCTATCATTTTTAAGGATGGCTTCCTTCACGTTCAAGCTAGTAATCCTGTTCTTCAACAATTTATGGATCTTCACCCAGGTAATGGAGGAATATTTATAGAGCTTGATACTGAAAGGAATGCTCAAGAGGAGCTAGACGTTATAAATGCCGAGGTAGATGCACTGATAGCTGCTAAGACCCTTGATATTCAAACAATGGAAACATTGGGTCGAGTATTCTTAGGCCTTAACACGGATAAAATGTCATCTGCTGAATTGAAGAGAGATGTGATTTTGTTTGCTAAAAACAACCCTGTTGAGTTCTTGGAGGCATTAGAGGATCCTATGCTTGAGATTCAAGACATAGTAGCTAAGATTTTTGAGGAAGGGTTATTGTCTATGCGTAACAAGAACAAAGACATTTACTTCAACCTTCCTGGAAACAAAAAGAAACTTACTAGCGTTCCTTATGGAGAAGACCCACAGCACATTGTGGTATCATTACTTCAACAGGATGGTGATATTCTAAATATGTTCGAAAAACAATTATCTAAGAAAAAGGGTGAATAGTAAATATTTATTTATATATTTGACTCGATAGATAGTTCATAATTATTGTTTAGAGGGCCCTCTCGGGGGCCCTTTTTTTATTTAGTATATTTGCAGAGTATTTTTTTTACCATAAATTTTTTTTACCATGGATACAAAGTATTTAGAAGTAACTGTCAAGAACGAGCAAACTCAGTTGGTTCGTATCAATGACATTGTTATTGTAGAGCAAGCGGCTGACAATAAAGTTGAAATCACCTATGTTGGTGGCAAGAAAGTGACTATTAATCACGACACTATGACCGCTAACAACGAGGAGGTTAGAGATAGAGTTGAGTCAACAATTGTTGATGCGTTGCAAACAAAGTGGAGAGATGTTGTTCATCCTCTTTCTTTAGCAGGCATTGCTGACGCTGGAGGTGCTGTACCTGAAGTAACATCTATTGATATTGCTTAATAAACTATATTTTTAGTTTTAACTAGGGGTCGTTTTCGACCCCTTTTTTATTTTGTATCTTTACCGTTATGATTAATGAGGTTCGTCAAACTGTACTCGCATTAGCGAATAAAAATAATTACGGATACATCTCAAGAAGGGACTTCAATCACTTTGCAAGACAAGCCCAACTAGAGATTTTTAAAGAGTATATGTATGATTACAATACTCACATTGATAAGCAAAATAAAAGAGTTGCGGTAAATCAATCAAACGCTAAACCTGTTGCTAGCAACGAGGATTATGCCGACATAGCCGAAAGGAAAAGACAGGTCATAGAGATATTTTCAACTCTAGCTCCACTAGGCAACGATACTGATGGGCATGTGTATGATAAGCCTAGCGACCTGTATCTTCTTAATAAACTCTTCTTTTATGATACTGAAAGGGTATCGGGCACAAAGGAGAGTGCAGTTAGCACAAATAAACTAGTAGACCCTTCACTTACGGGGTTATCTGCATTTGGCAACACAGCGTCCGCAGGCGACTTGGTTGTGAACACTGACGATAACACCTTGGCTTTTGTGGTGGAGGTAGAGAGTGGGACTTCACTAAAGATTACCGATAACATTTTTGGAGCGGGAGCACTTAAGTATAAGATATTTAATCCTAGTAAGTATAGTGAGATTGAAATACAAGACCCGTCTCAAATATTTAATCTAGCGGCATCTACGTTAGTTAATCCATCTACTATGTTCCCATCTTGCCTGATGCAGGCCGACAACATCATAATGTATCCTAACACCATAACAAACCCTGGCAGTGTAATAGCTCAGTATGTTAGGAATCCTAAAGACCCTAATTGGACGGGTGTTACTGTAACGGGTGCTGCAAACCCACAAGAGGTTCTTAATGCATCTGCTGCGGACTTCCAAGACTTTGAACTGCCAAAATCAGAGATTCCCTATCTTATATCTAAGATTGCTACTTTGGCAGGTATATCGATAAGAGAGCCACAATTTGCTAAAGATGCATCGGTCCTAGCCAATGTAAACTCAAACGAATATAGATAATGCCATATTTAACAGGATATCAATACTATGAGAACGCAGGAGCGGCTCCTGAAAATGCTAACTGGGGGTCGTATCAGTATGTTCCGCTAAAGGACATTGTCAATAATTTTATGATGATGTACACGGGCAACAACGAAATGCTAGCCAATGTATCTAGAGCTCAGGTTATATTTTACGCAAAGCGTGGCATTCAAGAATTAAACTATGATGCATTTAAAGAGATAAAGGCATTAGAATTAGAGGTGTCTGAAAACTTAAGATTTATTCTTCCTCCCGACTTTGTTAATTGGATAAGAATATCTATGTATAAGAATGGGACTCTATTCCCATTGACTGAAAACATTCAAGCTAATAGTGCGATATCTTATCTTCGAGACAATGACAACAGCATATTGTTTGATGAATCCGGAGAGATAATACAGCCCGAACAATCTGAGTTAGATATAGACAGAATAAATGGAGCTGCAAGAACTTTATATTTTAACGAGGGAAGTAGGTTTCACGGTAGAGAAGGCTTTTTCATCGATGGTAAATTTTATTTTGACTATAGTATTGGGTCTCGTTTTGGGGTAAACTCTGAAACAGCCAACATAAACCCAACCTTTAGGATAGATAGAAGATCTGGTGTGATAAACTTTTCATCCGCTATGGCGAACGAAACTTGCTTATTGGAATATATTTCTGATGGTATGGAAGGTGGCGATGACTCTTTGGTGAGTGTGAACAAGCTATTCGAGGAGTATATATACGCATACATAAAATATATGATAGTCAACTCTAGGGTGGGTATTCAAGAGTATGTTGTCAGAAGGTCTCAAAAAGACAAGACTGCTTTGCTTAGAAACGCTAAAATACGATTGAGCAATATTCACCCAGGAAGACTACTAATGAATTTAAGGTCTCAGGGTAACGTAATTAAATGAGAGAACGTAGGGAATTTACCGCAGGTAAAATGAATAAGGGAGCGGACGAGCGTATCGTTCCTGCAAGTCAATATACAGATGCAATGAATGTTAGGGTCAACAGTTCGGGTGACTCTGGCGAACTTGGTGCTGTGCAGAATGTTGAGGGTAGCCGTAGGCTAACTGAACTTGAGTTTGCAGGCACTAGGCTTTCTTTTGATACGGTGTGCTTGGGTGCTTTTGCTGATGACGCAAACGAAACCATATATTGGTTTGTCCATGATCCGGGAGGCACTAACAATACAGGTGCTACGACCACGGCAATGGATATGATTGTTTCGTACAATATGAATACGGAGCAGTTGTTGTATCATGCCATATCTGTAAGTGTACTAAACTTTAGTGCTTCTCATTTAATAAATGGCGTAAGTAAGATTGGCGACTTGCTGTTCTTTACAGACGACTTCAATCCACCGAGAAGAATTAACGTAACAAGGAATTATCCTTTTCCTAGTGGTGGGCCTTTAGCTGATAACGTTACAGAGGATGATTTTAGCGTTATACAAAAGCCACCATCAAGTGCTCCAACTATTAATATGCTCAAGACGGGCACTGATGAGAACTTTATAGAGGACAAGTTTATAGCATTTGCATACAGGTTTAGATACAGAGACGGAGAGTATAGTGCGTTGTCTCAGTTTAGCGAGGTGGCATTTGAGGGTAATAAGTTTGACTTCGATAGAGGATCTTATGATAATGAGGGGATGCTTAATAGATTCAACTCTGTTGAAGTGACCTTTAATACGGGAGACAAGAGAGTAACTGACATACAACTATGCTACAAAATTAGCGACACAAATGTTGTAAACGTAATACAGAACTACGACAAGGCTGAGTTTGGATTGCCGGATAATATAGACCACACAATTACGTTCGACAATAGTAAGATATATACTGCACTTCCTCAGAGCCAGCTGTTAAGGCTATTTGATAATGTACCTAGATTTGCTAAGGCCCAAACCATTATTGGTGGAAGGCTAGTTTATGGCAACTACGTTGATGGGTTCAATCTGCTAGATAGTGATGGAGCTAAGGTTAAAATGACCTACACTGCTGAGAGGAGGGAACTACCTATTGTAACAACCGTTAATGAGACGGGGTCAGAAATTACGCTGTCAAATTTAAACTATAACATTAGTGGAGGAGCGGTAACTGTAGATAATGCTCAGGCAACTGTTGACTTTTCTAACCAACCTTTGACTCAAGGGTCAATTTTTAGTTTGGTGTTTAACTTTTCTAGAGAGGCATCGTCTACTTATGTAGCTACTTCGTCTGAGCCAAGCACGTTTTCTTTTGAGATGTTTTATGAACTAACAAAAGAATACAGCTCAGTATATGACTTATTTAACAGTGCTGAGTTTAAATTGGCATTGGGGTTTGATATAACCTCCCAGGGTTACACTAACATAACGAATATAGACACCTCCAAGTCTGTGACGGATAATAATTTTTGTAATACAACAGACAACTTTACAGAGCAGTATATGTGTGCCTATGAGAGCACAAGAAGTAGAACGGGTATGTCTATAGTTGCAAACGGGATTGAGTCTATTGGCACAAGCATAAGCAGTCTAGTTGAAACAAGACAGATACAGGTTACACCCACGCTAGGCAGTAATGATGTAACATTTAAGTTTCCTGCGTTCAAGTTGAATCATTCTAGTTCGGACTTTTATGATTATTTCAGTATAGCCACTATGGATTACGCTGCGTTCGAGGCTGATTCGGGCAAGAAGTCTTTGCATAGTAACAGGGACTATACTGTTGGGATAGCCTACATGGATGAGTATAATAGATCCTCAACGGTATTGACTTCACAGAACAATGATTTTTTTGTTTCACCAGCTAATAGCAATGAAAGGAATGCCGCAAGAGTGAGAATACCTGTTACTCAAAAGCCACCAACATGGGCTAGCAAGTACAAGTTTTTTATGAAAAGCTCTAGTGGTGACCACGAAACCATATATAGCGATATAGTATACTTGGATGACACTAACGGCACGGCATACTTTAGGATAGAGGGTGACAACCAAAACAAAATGAAAGAAGGGGATAGGCTTATTGTTAAGTCTGACTCGGCAGGGGCTTTAGACAATTTGGTTGAGTGCACCGTTTTGGGTGTTGAGTCGTTTGAGGAAAATGGTCTCCCTGTATCAGTTAACACTCCTGCGGGGCTTTATATGTCCATTAAACCTGATGGAGACTTTGATGTTAGTAGTGCGGAGACATCTGTTATAAATATAGAGCCCAAGCCTAATGGCGTTCAAACAAAAAACAACAAGCAAGACCCATTAAGATTTAAACTATTTACATTTGGAGGCAACGACATACCTATCACTACGGGCAGTATTATATCTATGAAGATAAAGCACCACAGAGAGGGGTCTTCTGATAACTGTAAAGGGTTTTTTGATGAATACATAATGGATGAGTTTGTTGCCCAATCCGACTACGCAAACTTTAAGGAGTTTTTCGATGGGCACTTGGGTGGTATAAGTTTCGAAAATCTAAAAGTGTCCTCTGGTGAGATAGCACTTAATACAAGATACGACCCTTCGATAGGAGACTCTTTCTTTCAGTCGGGAACAAACAACATATTTGGCAGTGATCCTAACGGAGAGCATGAGTTTCAGTTTATAAGACAATCTAATGGTGGATTAGAACTACATACTCGTGCTGGTAGGAAGGGTTGCACTGCGGGCAAAAAAGCCAAAAGCAAGGGTGTTATCACTATTATAAGTTCTAATGGAACTTTCATATTTGAAACAAAGCCAATAGAAATAAACGATGACATATATTTTGAGGGTAACCAAACTTTTGATATAGGCGTTGATGGTGCTGGCAAAAGAATCCACAAGGGGAATACGCAGGATCAGAATACAGCAACAAGTGCTGATGCTATATGTGACTTAAACTTCTTCAATTGTATAATGTTCCCTAATGGAGCAGAATCTATGAAGGCTAGCGACAGGCAGGTTGCGCATAAGATTGTTTTAGGAGAAAGGGTTTCTTCTGTATCTGAGACGGAATACAAGGAGGAAGACAGATTTGCTTCGCTTACATTCAGTGATATTTTTGTTCAAGAGACAAACCTTAATAGACTAAATGAATTCAACCTTGGAGTGGGCAACTTTCAAGACCTTGACAGAATGTTTGGTGAAACTATGGTTTTGTCTGATATTGGTAATGACCTCCTAGTTTTACAAGAGGACAGGGTGTCTCACGTAGTAGTAGATAAAACACTAGTAACAACGTCTTCAGGCAATGTGGTATTAACTGCTGAGGGGGATAAGTTCTTGGGAACTCAAGTGGCTAGGGTTGAGGAGCATGGGATAAGCAGAAACGCAGAGAGTTTTTCAAGGCACGGATCTGATTATTTCTTTACTGATGCCAAGAGAGGGGCTGTGATACGATTAAGTGGAACTTCTTCAAACAATCTCCAAATGATCGTTATATCAGATGCAGGGCTTCGGTCTTACTTTAGAGATAAACTCAAGGCAAACATAAACACGCAACATATTGGAGGTTTTGATGAGCATTCCGATGAGTATGTATTGGCGGGCACTGATGTGGCGTTGCCTGAAAGAACCGTGATAGAACCTTGCGATATAATCGTAACCAGGAAACTAGAGGCTGTAAACAATACGTCTGCCACGACTAGAAAGACAGAAGTTGACTTTGGAGACACTGTTGGAGATATAGCAATTACCATCGAGGTGGATGATATTGCTCAATTTGTTTCCGAGGGGTCATCAACCAACAACCCAACAATAAAGAAGACGGGAACAGCAACAAGCACTACTACAAACAAACTAGTGGATTCAACCGCAATATTTGGAGAGCAAGTGGCTGTCAACGACCAAGTAAGAATCGATGGTAACATAGCCACAATAACCAACATAGATGGCGATGAAGTACTTACGATAAGTTCAGACATTTCAGCATCCGGCAAGAGATATGAGATTTATGCTTTTGCTGAGGGAAGGAAACTCATAGATACCAACGCCACTTTTGTAACGGATAGTGTTGCCGCTAACGATGTTATTGTAAATAAAACAACGGGTGCTACTGGAACTGTAAAGTCTATTACATCTGAAACAGAGATTGTACAAAACGGGGGCGGAGTTGTCTCATTGGCTGACGGATATACAATTAAGAGAACCTCTGCGGGGAATATAACGCCAACTGTAACTTGGGATGGTTCTGCTAGGGGTGGCAGTGGCTCTGCTATAAACAGCGACACAACCTTTAACTTTACAAAGAACAAGTCCAAGCCAAACACCGTTTCGATTGATATATCTTATCCTCAAGCCGTGATGGGCGAGTTTATAATTAAAGCTCCATGTCCTGAACCAACACTATTGAATGTGGTGTATGTTGTGCTTAATAGCAATGAAAGTGATGGACAGCAAGTGGGGTATGCATTTTCAAGAATAGAAAGCGGAGGATACTCAGACTTAGAAGGGGGGCAGTTTGTTTTAGGAACAGGAACAGACGCTACTGTCGTGAGTAGTTTTATTCAGAAGGCAGGCTTGCCTGGAGAGGGTATTATACCCGTCAGTGGTGATACAGTAAGAATGGCTGCGTTTAATAATGGATCGTTTGTTTTAGATGATATGACTGCTGCTGACCCTGTCCATAGGTTCAGAATACTTGAGACATCCGTACAGTATACGGCATCTCAAATTCAAACAATACTAGCTGACTCTGAACTGAAGCCACCATTGTCTGTTTCCGCAAACAGCGCAGGCGACGGATACTTTGCTGACTTTGATTATGTAAGAGAGACTGGAGAAAACTACTTGTATCTAATATGGGACTTGAGGAATGTAAACAGACCAGCTGATTTTAGCGTGGTTTCTCCTGTAAGTTCATTTGATGACAACCTAAATACTGTCTGTTGCACCACGGGTAGCACACAGCTATTTATTGATGCTGACGATCCATTGAAAGTTAAGGGGGTGTTTACAGATAGAGACTTGGCGAACATTGCAAATGACGGCCTGTACAGTAGGGGCAACGGAGTGGCTTATCACATTAATGGTGGTGGATTGTCTGAAATAGTTGACTGCCCTGTTTGTGCTACCGCTTGTGCTACGTCGGCAACTAGTCCGTTTGTGCCAGCTCAGGTTATTTCAAACCAAGAATTGTATAGGTTCCCTGTGGAGCTTGGAAGTGGAACAGGTGCTGTTACCATAAGGATAAAACCTAACGTTGATTTGTCTGGAGCCTTGTCGGCTACGGATCACGCAGGGATGTTGATAGCTAGTTTGGGAGGAAATACTTTCAACTCATACACGTCATCTGTACTTGGCTTTGTTCAAAAGTTTTGGTCTCATAATGGTAAGATTGCACCGCTACCTTCTTCGGGTTCTGCTTCAGTTCCATTTACGGTTAGAGATTTTAATGGTTCTTCTTACACGAATGATGGGGTTCAAAATGTATTGGTAGATACCTCTGAGGTTACTGCCGCCACAAATGTGGCCGAATATGTAATGATTGTCCCAAAGACATCGGCATCTCCATCTAGGTTGTTGCTAAACTTCTTCTGTGTTAAGGCAACTCTGTTCCAAATAACAGCAAGTTGTGCTGCCGCACTACCTTCATTTCAAATTGCAGGCCCAACAAATGTTTTTCACTCTACCTTCACAGGGGGCACAGGAGGCACACCTGCTGTGAGAGATTTTGTATTTACAGACGCTAATGGTTCTACAAAACTTAGTAATGGAAACCACGTAACAGTAGGAGTGGCTGGAGTTTCTAGTATAGATGTAGATACCAATGGTGTAATAACATCAGTTAATCCATAATATGCTAATAAGAAAAGGAGATAAGGGAGAAGAGGTAAGACAGATTCAGCGAGAACTCGATATTGAGGCTGATGGCATTTTTGGCCCTGTAACTGAGTCTGCTGTAATGAGGTTTCAGGCTGAGAGCACTCTAGAGATAGATGGCATAGTAGGACCTAAGACTTGGGCTGAGTTGTTCGGACTAACTACAGACATTCAAGAGTCACTAGACAGTCAACACGGAATTGTTATTAACCATCACATACTACCTAAGGGTGAATACCTTAAGGGCCCTACTAAAAAAGATTGGCTATTCTTACACCACACAGCAGGATGGCATAACCCATATCGGACTATCGACCATTGGGGTAGAGATAGTAGGGGCAGGATCGCAACTGAGTTTGTCTTGGGTGGGCCGTCTATATTTAACGACGAGTTTAAGTACGACGGTGAGATTGTTAAGTGTATACCTGATGGGGGGTATGCTTGGCATTTAGGAAGAAACGGATTCCAAGAGATGCATACAAATAGCGTGGGCATAGAGGTGTGTAACTTCGGATACCTAAAGAATGGAAAGACTTATGCCGGGCACACTGTGCATCCAGATCATTGCGTTGAGCTATCAAAAGAGTTCAAGGGGTATAAAAATTGGCACAGATACTCTGACGTTCAGATTGAGTCTTTGCGTAAGCTAATATTGTTTATTGCAGACAGAGATAACATAGATGTCAGAGAGGGCCTTCCTGCCCTTATAAAAGAAAAAGGAGCTGATGCCTTCGAATGGAACAGAGAGGCTTACTACGGGCACGTTAGGGGCCTTCTATCGCATTCTAACACCAACAAGGGTAAGAGTGATATGTTCCCACAGGAAGAATTATTAACTATGCTAACAGAACTATAATGGCGTACACAGTAACATATAGCCCTAGTTTACCGGATAGAGGGGGGTGGCCTTCATTTTATGGATACAATCCTGAATTTATGATTGGGATGAATAGCGACTTCTTTACGTTCAAGAATGGCAACATTAACATACACAACCAAAAGGCAAGCTTAAGGGCTACATTTTATTTAGAGGAAAACACAGACGGAGACACAAGTATTACTCCGTTTACTACTCCATACATAGAAACTGTATTCAATGAAAAGCCAATAGAGGCTGATATATATAAGGCCATTAGGGTTAGTGCTACCGTTCCTGTTGGAGGATCATTGGCGGCAACTACAACTACTGACCTTCACAATGGGACTGTGGGCTCTGACCAATTCGAGAAGAAAGAAAACTCATTCTACTCATACATAAGACAGCCCATAACAGATACTCAGGTGGATATGCGGTTTGCTCAAGGTATAGGTGTTTGTAACGCCAATACTGTAGCTAATAGTATACAGTTTGACTTGGCGAGTATAAATAGTATGGTTGGCATAGGCGACAGGATATTAACGTCTGGAACACTTACTGACTTGGATAATGATGGCAACGCTGTTGAAACGCCAAACCAAACTCCCACGTTCTTGGGAACTGTTACTGCGATTACACAATCAGGCACGACTACCACCATAACAACAACAGGAGGGTCAGCGGCATCTAGTGGTAATTTTATATACTCTGTTCCAGATCCTGCAACAGATGACGAGTCTCATGGACTAACAGGTCACTATATGATTACTAAAATAGACATGGACTCTCAAGCACTTATTGAGCTGTATGCTATAGAAACAGACAAAATGAAAAGTAATCCGTAACTTAGCGAGTATGGATATTCGGCTCGTTAATGACTCTGATTACGAAATGTTATGTGGTTGGTGGAAAGATTGGGGTTGGACACCGCCTCAAAAAGATTTTTTACCCGAAATAGGTGTTATCGTAGATGAGGTTGCGGCAGGGTTTCTTTATGTAACTAACTCCAAGGTTTCTTGGGTTGATTGGATTATATCCGATAAAAATTATAGGGGGGAAGATAGAGATGATATAATAAACGTAGTGTTAGCGTCTTTAGAAGAAATATCGAAAGATTACGATACTAAGTTTTTATATGCCTTGATAAAACACAAAAAACTAATGGAAAAGTATGAAGCGATGGGGTATGTGAAGGGGGATTCAGACGCAGTGGAAATGATAAAAAGTATATAATATGCCAGGATTTACAGCAATAGCATCGGGAATAAGTTTAGCGTTAGCAGCTGGTCAAACCGTAGGTAGCGGGGCGCAAGCGGCTAAACTAAAAAAAGAACAGAAAAGGGCACAAAGGGCATCCTCTAGAGCAATGGCTCAAGCTAGAGACCTTCTTACTAAAAATGTAGCAGAGGAGGCTAGACTTAGAACATTTGCTTTTGATGAATCATTGAGGAGGCAGCAATCCTTAACAGCACAGTCAGTTGATGCTCTGCAATCTGCTGGGGCTAGAGGTGTTCTAGGAGGTATACAAGCAGTTCAGGCGCAGGCTACGGAACAACAAATGAACATTATGGCCGGTATGGAGCAACAAGAGATAGCCAGAGAGCAGGCCATACTAAAACAAGAGCAGGCTAACATTGACGCTTTAGGAGAAATTGAAATAGCAGAAGCTCAAGGGGCATCGGCTGCGGCTATACAGGCAGGAGCTGCTAGAGCAAAAGGTATTTCTGATTCATTATCAGGATTGGCATCTTTGGGCACACAAGGGGCAGATTTTGCAAGACTAGAAGCGTCTACCAGGCAAGAGCGTCTTGGAAGAGAGGCGTTTCTAGAGTTTCAGAATGACCCCGAGGCCATGGCATCAATATTGGGGGATCAAATATTTGAAATGAATAGTAGACAAAGGCTAGAGGCGTTTCAAGCATTACCTAACCGACAATTGAGAGATTTATTAAAGTTTGGAGTACCTTCCACAACATCTCCGTATGATGTTACCGGAGCGACTACAATTGATATTGCTGGTAGTTCAGGAATGATTCTTCCAGGCACTCTTCAAGAAACACCATCATTTTTAGAATAAATTATTATGGCTAGAAGTTATTACGGATTAGACAAGGTAACGGGTTACTCCCCTAATATAGATTTCAGAAGTATACGTCAAGAGGTAAATACTGAACTTGAGCGAATATCTAAGGAAAGAGAGGAGAAGAAGAAGACGATAGAAGAAAACACTCGACTTGCTATTGAGGCCGCTAGGTCCGACATAGGGATGGGTGCTATTGACCAACTTAACGACCATCTTTTAGGAGCTACAGATCAAATATTAGAAAACATAAGTTTTCAAGAAAACCTAAGGAGAACTGGAGGAACAAGCGTATCTAACTACAATAAATTTGTTCAAAACAGCAAGGCTTCAATTGACCATATCCATCAGATGTCAAAGAGAATTCAAGACCGAGCAAAAGAACTACAAGAAGATGGCATACATGAATTAGATATATTTCTATCAGACCTGTACATAAACAATGACTTTTTACAGAAAAACACATTTTTCCAAAACCCCACCACGGGGGAAATAATGCTTGTTGGGACAGATGAAAATGGTGAGATAAAGTTTGATGCTGACGGAAATCTTGTAGACAAAAAGACACCTTTATATATGAGTGGCATCATGAATAGGGAAGTTTTGAGAGAAACCGACTTCGATGCAATGTTTGATTCTGAAATAACTTCGGCAGGAAAACTAATAACTAATGCACCTGGTGAATACGCCTCCATCGTGCCCGCTGCGGTAGATAATATGTATAGAAAGCTAAACTCTCTTGATAATTTGGAGATATCAGACTTTTTATCTCAACAGTATTCAGAATCTCAGTTTGGCTTTACTAGAGACAGGGAAGAGGCAAGAAGGTCTGCTGATGAGTATATGAGCACTTCATCTGAAATAGCAGATTTACTTATTCGGAAAGAGCAAGAAGAGCTATCGGAAGAAGAGGTTGCTAGTATTGATAGGCAATTGATTTCTTTAGATGCCAAGTTACGTAGCACAAAAGTGTTTATGTATGGCAATGAGACAGATCAAGGAGCAATTATTGATATAGAAATACTACCTGTACACAGAAAACTAATGCACGATGCAGGAAGTATGATGATTGATGCTAGGATTGGCAAGCAAATTATAGCAGAGCAAAAAGAAGGCTATAACGCACAACGAGTGGCAGATAGAAATGAAAGGAACAAACAGCTTGGAATCGTCAATCAACTTACCGAGGGTCTAGAGATGTTGGCTAGTGGAGACGCTGCCATGATGACGGATGGCCTTTCTAAGATTAAAACAGTAATGAGGGGGCAGGGAGTAAGTTTGAATATATTGGAAGGAAGAGAAAACTACACTTTCGAACTTATAAATCCGTCCACAGGCGGAATACTAGGCGTTAATAAAACACCGCTTAATAATTCAGAATCATTAACTGAGTTAGGTGAGAATTTGCTTAATTCATTAGGGCTTTATAATTATGCTAATAACCTTGCTACTATAAATTATAGTGTAAATCCTAGAAATGTTCAGAATTTCGACTTCCCACAAGATAGATTAAATCCAGTAATAGGCCCGCAAGCGTCTCCTAACGCTACAGACCCACTAACTAACTTACCTCAGAAATAGAAATGGCAATATCTCCAGAAGCTAAAAGCTTATATAAGTTTATGAACACTCATGGGTTGTTAGACATGACCCAAGCAGATTTTGGAAATCAGTTTAATAATTCAGCGGCATATGAAACGGTCTACAACAAGTTGGTTTCTAATAATCTTTACGACGGAAGTTTAGATCAATTCCTTACGTCATATGTCACTAAGGGGGTAACTCCATTAGCACTAAAACCAAATCAAGTAAGGGTTGACAACAACATGGGGGTTCAATTTTCTCTTCCGGACAGAATTGAAATGGTATCTAAAAATAGATACACTGATGATGCACTAAAGGATTTAGAAGAATTAATGAGTGACTTGTCTAGTAATAGTATACTAGATGAGGAATCTAGAAATAGAATATCAACCTTATCTTTTTCCAAATCAGGTAAGCATATGTTTGATGTGAAAACTCCTCAAGGAGAAGTTGTTTCTACATTTGACTATGCTGGTTTTGGGTTAGGCATGAGAGGTGATGAAAGGAACAACAGGGTTCAGAGTGTAGTGTCAGATGTTTTGTCTTGGGCTCAAGAAAAGCCATTTAAAGAAAGCTATGACCAAAGCCAAGATGGTGCTGGACTAAGATATGATGCACCCATTATGTTTAGAGATAAACTTGGAAATGTAACATCATTTCAATCTACGGCAGGTTTTAGGTCGCAGGCAGGAGGAATTATATCAAGTCAATTTCAAAGAGGATCATCAGTTCAGCCTGCTTTTGATTTAGAGGATGGAGATGAATTAGAAGCGCAACAATTAACTGCTCAAGGTTTTGTTCCCTTTAATACAGCGGAAAGAATATATGGCACAGATGAATTTAATATAAACCAAGCCGTAGAGTCTGCAAAAACGTCTGGTAAAAGATATACCATCAATGGGGAGGTATACGAAACTGATGTAATACTTCCGACAACAGGCACGGGAATATCTAGAGATAACTCAGGCAATATGATTGTGAACATAGATGCTAGAAAAGTCTCTGTAAATGCTCAAACTGGTAAGGAGGAATTAGGGCCTGTTGAAACTGTAACATTGAAAAGTAAATATGAACTAGATCAATTTGCTAGAGGACAGACAAATTTGGATTTTGATTCCGAATACATTGGCCAATACGAAATGGCTCAAGTTATAAATGACCTTGAGAGATTAGTCAACTTGAGTAAGGACGAGGGAGCCGTGGAGGATGAGATAGACAGAATAGAGCAATCTGTTACAGATTATGTTAGCACGCTTCCTGATGTCATAAGAACAAGCAGTGATAGGGATATGTACAAAATGGAAATCATAGACCCTGTAACAGGAGAAGAAAAAACAGTTGTTGCGAATAATAAGCAGGAAATGTTTGGATACTTGCTTCAAAAAAGAGTTGTTGAAGAGGTCCCTCAACTGAAGGATTTTATTGAAGTGGAAGAGTTGCTTTCAAGGCTAAAGGCTGGAACTAAATACAAGGGTAAAGGAGCGGCATATAGTGCAGTGGAGGAAGACCCTGAAACAGGTTTTGGTATGCGGGTAAGGTATGGCGAAGAAATGCTTGAATTGGAAATGAACCCATTTGTAGATGGATTTTTTCTTCAGGATGCCGACTATAGTATAGATGAATTAATATCCGTTGCAAGAGATGGGTATTTTTTACCGAGAGGTAAGAGGCAGCAAACCGCTGACAGGATTTCTGACTATGTGAATGAGGACAGTGACTACTTAAGTCAGGATTTAGATATGTTAAATTTTTCTGACGAGGAAAAGAGTCAAAGCACTTTTGCATTGGTAAAGCAAAAAGAGTCGGAACTTGAAAACTATGATAAAATTCAAAATCAAATAGCAAAGTATTATCAGTATTATTCAGATTTATATTCTGCGTCTATTTTAGCTGGTAACGGATCTGGAGCGGAACAGGCTAGAGAAAAGTTAGAGCAGCTAGAAGACGTTTCATACAACCTAATTGATTCTCCTCGCTTTGAGTATTTAAGACAGTTAGATGAAGAGTCTGATAGGTTAAGAAAAAGATTTGATGATTTGCCTGATATCATAGAGTCCCCATTGAGGTTTGGCGTTAACTTGGGTGCTAGTGTTCTGAATACGTCTTTAGGGCTAGGGCAAGTTGCAACTCAAAACTTAGCAGGGGTAGTAAGAGGTGTTACAGGGACTGCTAGTATTTTGGGTTTAGGCAGTGGTGCTGACGAAGCCGTAAACAATATATCCAACGCTATGATTGACGGCTTGGGTAATATTCAAGACAACATCAATTCTTCTACAGACATATTGGCCGACAGGCGAAGAGTGCCCGTGTATGATGGATACGTTAACCATGACGGATATAAGGTGTTTTTTGATTCCGAGTCTGGAGAAATAAATAGAATATTAAAATCTGACTTTAGTATACCGTCTATAGCTGAAACCAAGAAGGTAAAGGAGGATATATATAGAAACTACGAAGGGTTTACTGACAAGGCAACTAAGGCTAGAAATTGGTATAATCCTAGATGGGCTGGTGTTGCATCGGGAGTAAATAGAACTGTTGCCGACTTGGTGATTCTTGTATCTGGAGGGGGCCTAGGAACTACAGCGATTAAAGGTTCTTCATTACTTCCAAAGGGTGCTAGTTACTTGTCAAAGGCAGGTAGAAAAATTTTAACGTATGCTCCGTCTGCTAGTATTGTCGCTGGCCAAATGTATAATGGCCTTAGAACAGAAGCGTTGAGTTATGGGTTTGATGAAGATGAAGCAAACACATATGCCTCCACTGTAAGTATTGGGGTTGGTTACCTAAATATGATGTTTGGTGGCCTTGAGAAAAATTTAGTTGGACTAGGCACAACAATGTCTCCTATTGTTAGAGCGTCAGCTGGTAAAATGGGAGGTAAGGAAGCTGCTCGAATTACGCTGAAAGAAGCCACATCAAAGTTTTTAAAAGGTGCGATAAAAGAAGGTACTCTTGAAACGATAGAAGAAACATACCTTGAGCATGGCCTCCAGTTAGGATATCATTCATTAGCCACGGCTATGAATAAAAAAGAAATTGAGCCTCTTAGAAGGTCCTCTGAAGAAACGAAAGAAACAGCCTTAATATCATTTATTGTTGGGTTTGGTGGGGGAGCAGTTGGCAAAGTAAATGACATATCAAATTTTAATTCAGCATCTAAAACTGATATAGATGATTTGATGATGGTTGCGGCCAAAAACAAAGATGAATCTTTAAAGGCCATAGCCAACCTAGAAAGAAGAGGTATAATTAATGCATCTCTAAAGGGTAGATTAGAATCAGATTTAGAACTAGCGGATAGATCATTAAATAAGTTATCTCCTAAGTTAAAGTCTCCTGAGTCTATTGCATATGCTTACAGGCTAGAGATGAAGGCTCAAAGATTAGATGCCGAAGCTGCCGCCACAAGTAATGCAGTAACAAAAGAAAGAAACGAATTAAGAGCAAAGTTGCTTAGAGAGTCTGCTGAAGCAATAGCAGTTTCTGAAATAGCGAAACAAGATGGTGAAACGGCATATATCCTTAACGAAAAGGTGGTGGATAAGGAAACCATTTTGAGCTTTTTTGAAAACAACAATAAGAACGCTATCAATCGTGCCGAGTACGAAGTTATAAATGATTCCGAAACGCAAAGCTTAATCGACCAAAGAACAATCCAGCTGATTGGTAAAAAGGTCGAGCAAACATCAATGTTAAAAGTGTATAGTTATGAAACAAGACAACAAAAAATCAGGGAGAGAGAAAATCGAAGAAATGCTCAAAAATCTACCATTGAACGAGAGAAGGAAGCTGTTAGTAGAATTGATTCAGAAATACAAGAATTAGAAAATGCAAGGCAGGAAGACGGAAGTTACTTGCTTGAAAACGAGCCTCGATCTGGTGTTGATTATACTCAATCAAGATCCGGTCTTTTAAGAAGAAAAAAATATTTAGTATCAAGGGAAGAGGGAGATAGATTTATACGAGAGAAGAAAATAGAGAAAGACAATAGGAATAGATTAATAGACCAGTTGGCTGATGCCGAGTCTAAAATAATTTTAGATTCAAAAATGTCCTTCGAGAAAAAAGAGGGCTTGGGTGAAGTTGTTCCTGTTGGCCTTGACAAGCCTTCAGATTTAAAGGCTCCCATTGAGGGCGAAGACTTGGATAATTTAATCCCAGGGAGTTTTGGTGAGGCCTTATTGTCTATGAATCTTTTTGAAAAAGACGGTGCAATAGGAGAACTTAAACTAGATGGTGACACGGTAGTATTCCAATATGTAGAAAATGGCGTAACCAAAAAAACAGAAATTGGTAATATTGAACAATTGATAGACAGTAGTTTGTCAGAACTAGGCATTTCGCCTGCCTCAATAAATGTTGCTGAAAATGGTTCTGTAAATGTACAGGGCAAGTCATATATTAACAACTACTCTGATATAAATTCTGCAATAACATTAGATAAAAATGGCAATGTAAAGTCAGTAACGTTAACAGACGAGAATGGTCAAAACAAAACATTCACTGGCAATATAGCAGAAGAAATAGCATATCAATACGCTCTTTTAGACTTGGATAGCCTAAGTGAACAACAGATAAATGATGTAACGCAGGAGTTGAGGAAAAGAGTGGCAGATGCCAAAAAGAAAAGAAAGGTTGATGCAAGGCTAGCTAGAAAGGGTAAGCGTAAAGGTGGTAAAGTGGTGAAGGCTAGAAAGGTTGAGAGGAAAGAGACGACTGAAGAAGCAGAGCCTGTAGTTGAAGAGCCTGTAGTTGAAGAGGAGGCTCCTGCTGAAGAAGCACCAGATCAAAAAGCCAAACCAAAAAAGAAGACTCCTGTTAAGAAAAAAGCAGAGCCACCGGTTATTGATAAGGAGACTGCTAAAATAGTATCTGAATTCAAAAAGAAGGTGAATGCAGTTTTAGAAAGCGACAAATCGCTAAGTGCAAAAGTCAGAGAACTATCTACGCTAGTAAGGATGAACAGCAAGAAGATGAATCTAATAGGTCCTGATGCTACTCTCCTAAATAACCTGATAAAAGCAAAGCAAGAGGGGCGTGTTAAGACGCTGATGAATCAATTCGTTAAAAAAGCAGAGGATAGGCTAGAGAAGCCTGGTAAAACTAAAGTTGTTAATGCTGCTGTTGAACTTAAGAAAAAACTCAAGGAAATAAATATCGCCATTCGCAAGGCCGCTGGAGATACAAATAGAAAGCGAAATGAGGTAATAAAGCAAATTAGGGCTGAACTTAAGGAACTTGGCATAAGTAAAACCAACAAGGCTCACGCAAAAATATTAAGCAGACTGCAAAGGTTAAACATAAACAACCCCAAGTCCTTGATAGAGTTTCAATCTTATGTAGAGAAAGTATTGGAGGATGCTGCATTTGATGAAAAATTAAAGAAGGCAGATAATTTAAGAAAGAAAGTAAAGTCATCATTGGGGAGGTCAGGATTCTCTGACAAACTAAGTTTAGAAGCGGCATCTTTTGGCAAACTAAAGCCATTGCTAGTAGAAAACATTGACGAATATATTTCCATTGCAGAAAATATAGTTGAAAGTTTTAAGGCAATAAAACCTGATCGCAAAACAGGACATGTGGATATGCCAAAGATATTTAATCAGGAGGTTGTAGAACAGTATGTTTCGGATCAAAATTTAAAACTAAAGAACCTAGAGATAAAGCAAATGCGCTCCCAGTTAGAGGACGCAGGTATAGACACAAAGGGTTTTGATAATTCACATATAAAGGCACTCTTTGAAAAATCATCTGATATTTTGTCTAAGTTAAAATCAGAGGAAAAAGCAGAAGATGGGATAACTGATATAAATCAAGTTTCAGTTGCTGAAGCCTTGGCCAGATCATTTAATATCTACAAGAAAAACTTGATGATAGAGGCCAAGAGGAGGTCAAAAGACGGCAAGGGTGATGTAGACTTTGACCTAATAAAAAGATTTATGGAGGTTGATTTAACAATGTTTTCATCACCAAAAAACAGAGCTTTTGTTATCACCGCAGTAAACCAAATGAACAATTTCTATGAGAATGGGGATACAAGCGGAATGCTAGCTACAGTTGCTGCCTATGAGGGTAACATGGCTGTCAAGAAAGACCTTGCCGATGGAATAAGGGGTCGTAAATCTAGTCCACTTGGGAGAACGTATAGTAAAATTGTAAATCAAGTCAATTTAGAGTTCGAAAGAGCGTTTGGCGGCATTAATGAAGGGCAAACAGTTTCAGATAACTCAGGATTTACCGGAATAAAAAATGGCAAGAACAAAGCTGTTGCTAGGGTAAATAGAAAATTTAAAGAGTTTAATAAACTAAGAGGAAGTAAAGCAATAAATATTGGTAAGTATGCTTCTGCTTACAATTCGTTTGAGCAGGGTATGGCTGGGTTCGTGACAAGAGTTGACCACGGGATGAAAAAGGAGGAGGCGTTTAAAAGAAGAAAGTCTTTGGTTGAACAGGCTCTTGAGGTAGAGAAAAATACAGACCAAAAGCTATATAAAGTTTTAAAGAGAGTTTATGATAATGTAATTAAGGATTCTAATTCTATTGAGGAGGTTGAGGCTAAAATGGACCCTAAAAATTTAGAAATATTAAACTTTGGAAGAAAGGCATTTGCTGAGGAATATGGAGGGTTTTTAAAAATGAATGAAAATCTTAGGAATAAAACCATAGGGTTTGATTTGAATTATATTTCAGATGTTTTTTACAGCAAAGCAGCCAAGCAAGTAAGTAGTGCGTCTAAGTTTAATAGAATCAATCATGATTCACGGTCATCAGCATCATTTGAGGCTAAGAGGCCATATAAATTAGACTTAGATCAAAGTATAAGCTTCAACTTTGGAGAGATTTTTTACAACAAACTAAAAGAAATAGCCATAGATACAGAGACTGCTGAATCTATATTTAGAGCAACAGCATATACAAATGCTCCTGAGTTTGCAACTATGTCTGGCAGTAAAGAAACTCAAAATAGAATTGCAGAGGCAATAAATGATTATACTGCTCGCATTAAAGGCAATGATGTTTACATTTCTTCTATAGATTCTAGTGCGAGGGATGCGATTGAAACAATGCTAGAACCTCTTTTTAAATTTGGTTATTCCATTGCTTTAGTGGGATTTGGACAACCTGTAAAACAGCTCGCTTCTGCTTTATTTAACACAACAACGCAGGCAGGTAGATATATAGCTGGAAGAGACACTGCGGCTCTTTTTAATCCAAAATCTAGACTAAGTAAGAGGTTAGATGATTCTGGTATGGCAATAGTTAATCGAGGGGCGGATGCGATTTATGAAGTTTCATCAAATCAAAAGGTAGCTAATGAGTTGAGCTCCGGAAAAAGACTTTCTAGAATAGTATCCAAAATGATAAATTTCATTCCTGAGCATGCACTGAAACTCAGTGTGGGGGTGGTAGATACCTATGGTGCTAGAGTTTCATTTATAGCATTCTACAAAAAGTCTCTAAAAAAGCAAGGCTTACCGTATGGGAACATAGATTGGGAAAATCACGAGTGGAATCAAAAGGCTTTGTCCTATGCTGACATGATGATTAGTAGAAACCAGGCTCCATCAGACAAAGACTTGAGAGGTGTTTTGTTTACCAAAAAGGGGTTTGGTTACAATTTATCAAGGAAGGCTTTTATACCATTCAGTAGTTTCACAATGGCTCAAAAGGCTAGATTCTATTCTGATATTAGACATGTGCTTGATCCATCAACAACAATTGAAGACCGAACAGAAGCACTGCAATCAGCAACAGGGGTTGCTCTTGAAATGGTAACATATCACGGAATAAATATAGCAATTGGAGCAAAGATAGCATCAATGGTTGCCTCTATGATAGGTTTTGAAGATGATGATGATGAAACCATCGACATATTAGGATTTGATATAAGCAAAAAAATGGTAGAGGAGGGTATAAATAGAATAGGAAGAACATTTGTCATAGATATATTGAATCCAATTCCATTAGGCTCAAACTATGCCTTGAAAACAGCAAACCTTGTAATTAAAGAATTTGGTCAAGATGAGGAGGATTATTTCACCATATATGATCCAAATGATTTTAGTTTCTTTGGAACGGGTGGCATTGCCATTGAGCGGGTATTGTCTTTATTAGAAACCAACCGGATGGCAAATACAGGTGAATATGAATACACAAGTAAATTCACAGGAAAGAAAGAGACGAGTAAGATATCTCCTGAAAGTCAGCACGCATTAAAGAACCTGGCTATACTTCAAGGAATGTCCTTTTTAGGTATGCCAGTGGAAGTAAATAGGTATGTAGAGAAGGTCAAGTCTTATGCGAAGAAAATGGGAGAGGATCACAAATTCTCTGACGTTTATATTGAAAGAATATATGCGGACGTTTTAGAGCAGTTTGATATGACCGTAGAGGATTTAAAACCATATGTTGCATACAATATTAATAGTGATGGCACTATAAACAACAAGATAAAGGCAGATAAGGACTACGATGAAGAGACTCTTAACTACTTATTAATTCACGACAGGAATGAGTACGATACGTACCAGGCCATTAAGAAAGCAATGGAAGAGGCTGAGTACGAAAACAGAAAACTCAAGACAATCGACAAGGCTCTACAAGATTACTCATTAGAGTACATATACTCACTGAAACTATATTACCCAGATCAATATGACGATTTGAAAAAGGAGTATAAGTTTATAGATGATATGGTGAATGAGTATATCGAAAGAAGAGATATGACTATCGATTAAACATCACGTTAATAGCAGTGTGTCCTCCTATGACAACGCCACAAGCGATAGCTGGCTTCTTATAGTTGCGAGCATAGGCTTGAGAATACGAGTCTCTATCTATACCACAGCCCACCTGCATGGCGAAAATATTTTTGTGCTGTCCGCATAAGTGCTCCACATAGCACTGCGTATGGATGTGCCCTTGTACGCAACTAATCATATCGTTCTTAACTCTAGTACGGGCAGTCCCCCCTTCGCCATGTACGTATTGCACGCCATCAATAACAAAGCGGGGCTGCCAATCCCAGTTAGTGCCAAGCACTTCATTGTAGGATTTAATCCAAGCCTTAGGTATGTTAGATGAGAACGCTTTCCGGGCTATCAGGCGATCATGATTGCCTATACAAACCGTGGCGGTCTTAAATGCCTTGCTCCACTCATGAACTTTTTCTATCGCAAAGTCAAGCTCCATCCCTCCTGAAAGTCCATTTGGGTCTGTCTCATGGTATGAGGCATAGTGATTATCGATGATATCCCCACAGAAATGTACGGCATTACAGTTAAATTTTTGATAAGTCTCTAAACAGAAGTCAAGATATCCTGGAGCGCAGAAAGGCTCGTGAATATCTCCTACGATTAACAAACGTTTCTCGTTGCTTGTGAGGTTGTTGTAAGCGGCTAACCTTTGCCCACTTAACCTAGGCCTAACTTCAGTCATTGTCTATGGATTTAAGTATTTCAGTGATTTGCTCTACTATCTCTTCAACCACCTCGTACTCTTCATCCGCCCAGGCTTCGTAAAGACTATTGACTAAATCATGAAGTTCTTCCATCGTCGTCAATATGTGTAGAAACCTGTGTGCGTGTCGTATCATTACCTATCCATTGCCCTCATCATAGTATCACCAAGCGTTTTATCTATCTTGCTTATACCTCTGTATATGCGTTTAGACATTATCTTGACGTTTCTTTTTTCTTCTAAAGTAGAGTCGATTCCAAGGTTTGTGTACATTACACAATCCATTTCTAAAAGGGCATCAATCTTGCGTCGGTCTGCCCAGGTTTTATATCCGATTATCTTTTCGATTTTATTTTCAAGTTTCGGATTCATTGTCACAATTTATTTACTTATTGTCAAAAGATTCTAGTAACTTTTCAACAAACATTATCTTTTTGCCTATTGTTGTGAGCGATTCTAGCGATTCTAGTATGCTTATAGCCCTGTTTCTTGTGCTTGCGTGGCTTTCAACTTGCACAACATTCTCTGTGTGACCATAATCACTTACATATCCTTCATCTGTATCTATTAGGCTCTTATGTGTTTCTAGTCCGTGAATAATCGTGGCGTGATGCCTATTAAATAATTTAGCTATTTCAGTAAGTTTAGCTCCATAATTGTAGTAAAGCATATTGTAAGACATACATCTAACTCTAACTAGTTCATGTCTCCTGATTTTACTCATCAAGTCTTTAACTTCCGTATTATTTACTTCAGCAATTTTATTTCTTACCGATTCAAAGGTTTCGTTTCTGTTCAAGTTCATTTATAATTTTATTTGAATTAAAGTAATCAAGATATTCATCTGAGCTAATCTCATTGATATCTAGTATATAAAAAGGCTCTATGCCGTCATTATAATATTCTAGTTCCATAAATATGTCTTCGCTGTTTTGATCCTTTACTATGAATCCCACTGAGTTGGGCTCTTCTATAGTAATTGGAAGTTCTTCTGCGTTTGACATAACCATGTTAACTGTAGATTGTCTTATGTCTCTTGGTAAATCAACTAGCCTCTCAATAAGGAAGTCATTTATCTGGACCATATACCTCGGTCCTGCATCCGTGTCGCTCAAGTTCTCTGAGTCTGTATTCTTGTAGTTTTGATAGTTTCCCATTCTTAGTTTTAATTTCAGAAAATAATACATCCGCTCCAGGTGGTATCGCAATGAGATCAGGAATGCCATTCTTATTCGTTTTTATAAGCTTTATAACGTAATAACCATCAGCTTCGAGCTCTTTGATTCTTTTGGATTGGATTTGTTGCTCTCGCATACTTTAAGATAAAAAATCCTTTCTAAAGTGAGATAACGTGTAGTCCTTCTTGCCACTAACCGTCTTGTAGATTTTGGTCTCGATTCCCTTCTCAGCAAAGACCCAATAAATATCATTTCTGAGTCTGTCCTTTGTAGTCATTCTGTCCCTAGATTGCCAGTACGATGTCGCACTAAAGTCTATGTTGTAATATACTAAAGCATCCGCTTCTCTCAGGCTTATGCCCTCCCTACCACTTACAATCTGTAAGGCGATGTTCTTATCGCTTCCATTGAAGTCGTCAAGTTCAGTGCATAGGCTGTCTCCAAATATTTCTTTTAAGGCATTCAGCTCTTCCTTGAACTTGTAGAAGATGCCTATCTTTTTCCCCTTGAACCTTTCTTTGATAAACTCAGCCTTGCTATAGTCCAGGACCATACTTTTACCGCTTTCAAACTTAACAGTGCCGCTGCACATCTGATGAATCTTGCTCATTAACTTGACAGCAGTATCTGCAAGAATAACCTCCTCTGACCCCTCAATGACCAGATCACGCTTCAGCCTGTGTATTAGGTCGTATGTCCCGTCGCACATCTTAACCCTTAGAACATTCTCTTGAGTGTCAACCTCGAACCCAGCGTCTTTTTGAGAGAACGATATCATATACGGCTTCATAAGTTCCATAGTACCCTTGGTTGCTCCACTGTAGTCTTTGACTCTGTGATGCCCTAGGTTACGCTCCTTGATTATAACATACCTGTCTGCAAACCGGTAGAAGTTCTTGAACTCCGAAAATGGATTGCCGGGTATACCATACACCTGATGAAACATCTGTGAATAGGATTCGGGGGTTGGCGTACCTGATAACAGGATTACCTTTGCGCCCGTCTTTTTGATGAGTGTGAACACACCCTTCGCCCTTTTGGATGGCTTAGGAAATGCTCCAAGTCCGTGAGCCTCATCCAAAACCACAACATCCCATTTGACCTGAGGTGCTTTGTGCATTGACTCGTAGTTAATCACCGTGATGTCGTAACCAGGTGCATACATATCGTAGTCACTCTGTATTGAACTGATAGCTTTTTTCTTAGTAAGAAACAGAACGCTCTTCGCTCCAACCTCCTTGCATATGCCTAAACTAGTAAGTGTCTTCCCCGTCCTGACCTCCATCGCCAAATACACAAAGCCGCATTGATTTATCTTCTCTACAGCACTATGTATTATCTCCTCTTGGTAGTGCCTAAAACGGAACATCGTCATTCTTTTCATTTCCAAACAAAATCCACTTACCCTCCATATCCTTGCCCTCCTCTACATTGGAATACTTGAACGTGCCGTATGCCCTGAGCCACCGATGGAATTTAATCCTGGACACAGACATCTTGGCCTTCGGTGCGAAGTCAGGATAGTCATCAGTAAACCTCATGTACAACTCATTGGC